CATAGACGGGTGTTTTTCGCTTGGAGAGTCAGAGTTTTCATGTGTTGGCGTATATTTTTGATGTGCGAAGTTTGAGTAGTTATACAGAAATTTGTCGATTTCTTGCCAAGCCTAAAATATTATAGCACAAAATATAATTAAATATCAAAAAAGGGGTTGAAATCGCAGGAAACTCCTTGCTGATTGGGATGATACATTATATAATAAAAAATTAGAAGTACATCCGTAAGATAGAATTGTAACGGAGATGATGGTTATGGCGCGTATTCCTTCTGAGGACAACTACATAAGCATAGACGAGGCGGCTGAATACATTGGTATAAAGACTGTAACACTTAGAAATTGGATAAAGAGCAAGAAACCAGGGCTACCGGTGTATCGTGTGGGAAAGCTGTGGAAATTCAAACGAGCAGAATTAGATGAATGGATAGCCAGCGGTAAAAGTGCGATGGAATAAATGGAGATTCGTATGATTAGCAGCAAATAAGACGATAAGTCTTGCTGAATAGAAACACACGAGGAGAATAAATTTATGAACAAGCAGCAATTGGCATCGACTATCTGGGAGTCGGCAAATCAGATGCGTTCCAAGATTGAAGCCAATGAGTATAAGGATTTTATTTTGGGGTTCATCTTCTACAAATACTTGTCCGACAAGGAAGTCCAGTTCTTTGAAAGGATTGGTATGACGGAGGATAAGATCAAGAACCTGAAAGAGTCGCAGAAAAACTATGTGAACCATGCCCAAAAGAAGCTGGGTTACTTCATAGCTTACGACAATTTGTTCTCCACGTGGATTGAGAAAAAATCGAAGTTCAATGTGTCTGATGTTCGAAAGGCGCTCTCTGCTTTTGACCGTCTGATTGGACAATCCCACAAAAAACTATTTACCAACATATTTAAAACACTTCAGACTGGTCTTTCCAAATTAGGTTCAACTACCAGCGAACAGACCAAGGCTATCCGCAAGCTCATCGGGCTGATCGATAAAATACCGATGGATGGCAAGCAGGACTACGATGTTCTGGGGTTTATCTATGAGTATCTCATTAGCATGTTCGCCGCCAATGCAGGAAAAAAAGCAGGTGAGTTCTATACGCCCCATGAGGTTTCTCTCCTCATGTCGGAGATTGTGGCGGAGCATCTCAAGGAAAAAACCGAGATTCGCATATATGATCCCACTTCCGGTTCTGGATCACTGTTAATCAACATTGGTCGCTCTGTCTCCAAACGAATGAAATCGAGTAGGGTTGAATACTATGCGCAGGAACTGAAGGAAAACACCTATAACTTGACGCGCATGAATTTGGTGATGCGTGGCATTGAGCCGGCAAGCCTTAATGTCCGCAATGGAGATACTTTGGAGGAGGACTGGCCTTTCTTCGAGGACGATGACCCGGACACCTACTGCTTGCTGCATGTGAATGCCGTAGTGTCAAATCCACCATACTCCCAGAAATGGGACAATAAAAACCAAAAAAGTAATCCCCGTTTTTCCAGCTACGGAGTTGCACCGGCAGGAAAGGCGGACTATGCGTTCCTGCTCCATGATCTCTATCACTTGGAAGAGGACGGCATCATGGCTATCGTTCTGCCACACGGTGTGCTGTTTCGGGGCAACGAGGAAGAGGAAATTCGCAAAAATCTCATTGAGAAAAACAATATTGACGTCATCATCGGCCTTCCTGCCAATATATTTTTTGGTACCAGCATCGCCACCATTGTCATGATACTGAAGCGTAAGCGAGAGTCAACGGATGTGCTGTTCATCGATGCTTCCAAAGGATATGAGAAGGCAGATAAAAACAACCGACTGCGGGCATCGGATATCAAACGTATTGTCGATACGGTGCGGGACAGATCCGAAATTCACCGCTTTTCCCGGCGTGTGTCCAAGGAAGAAATTCGCGAGAACGGCTACAATCTGAATCTTCCTCGTTATGTATCCTCGGCGGAGCCCGCAGATAATTGGGACATACACGCCATTATGTTTGGAGGCATTCCTAAAGTGGAGCTTGATGCCTTGTCGATCTATTGGGAGGCTTTGCCGGGACTTAGGGAGAGCCTTTTCCGGGAGATTTCCTCGGATTATGTGGAGCTGGTTTGTGAAAACGTGTTGGACTTCACAACAAGTCATGAAGCAACTGTCCGCTACAAAACCGACTATATCGACAGATTTGACCGCTTCGAGGAAATGCTCAAGGAGGATCTTATCGCTAAAATGCGCCGTATAAGCCTTGTGCAAGAAGAAGAAAAAATCTGTGGCGATATTTTCGGACGTCTGACCGATGCCAAGGCGATAGATCGCTATCGTGTGTATCAGATTTTGGATGAGGCTTGGCAGATTATCTCCCCCGACCTTGAAATGATTCAGACGGAGGGCTTCTCTGCCGTAATGCAGGTAGACCCCAATATGGTGCTGAAGAAGAAAGAGAATGAGGATAAGGTGGAAGTACAGAAAGGGTGGAAGGGACATATTTTGCCGTTCCTTTTGGTACAGAAGGAACTCATGCCTCTGGAACTGGCGAATCTGCGCCAAAAAGAGGATGAACTGGCAGACACTGTCGCAGTTTATAGTGAGATTATTGACTCCCTTAGCGAGGATGAAAAAGGAGGAGAGATCCTAAACGACAGCAACACCTCGTTTAATTCAAAAGCCGTTGAGGCTGTTTGCAACGCTATTTTGAAGGAAGTGGAAACAGAGGAAACCATCGCTCTTGTTAAATATCTGGAATTGAGCAAAAAGAAGGACAAGCTCGCCTATATCGAAAACACATCGGCTGTTGATTGGTCATCTATAGAGATGGGCACCAGTGGGTTATACAGTAAGAGGGGGGTGGAAAGCCGGATTCTTTCACTTAAGCTGGCTTTTGAATTTCCAGAAGACTCCTATGAGGCAAAGATGCTCCGTGTGTTTAAAACGATGGCAAAAGAAGCTGGATTAAAACGTGAAATTAAGGCGATGGCTGCCGAGCTTCACGCTAAGACCAAGGAGACCATTGAGAATTTGGACGATGACACAGCAAATCATCTTTTGGATTTGAAATGGATTCAGCCGCTGGTGACCAATATTTACGCCATGCCTGTTGTGATTATCGGTGAGCTGGTCAAGAAAATCAATGCCTTGACTCAGAAATACAAGGTGACATTTTCCGAGGTGGAGGAACGGCGCACTTCTGCCGAGAAGAAGCTCTCCAGCATGATGGATGGCATGAAGGGAAATGACTTTGACATGAACGGATTACACGAGTTCCGGCGGCTTTTGGAGGGGTGACTGTGGATATTCGAAAAAAAGTGCCGGAGATTCGGTTTGATGAATTTGAGGGCGAATGGGAGCGTTGTGACTTAAAAAATATCGCTACTTTCTCCAAGGGAACAGGGTATTCAAAGTCTGACCTTGTTCCTGAAGGAACCCCCATTATCCTCTATGGACGCATGTATACAAACTATGAAACAACCATTTCAAATGTCGATTCTTTTGTCATACCCAAGAAAAAATCGGTGTACAGTCGTGGTGGTGAAGTCATAGTCCCTGCCTCTGGTGAATCGGCAGAGGATATATCGGTTGCTTCGGTCGTGAGAAATCCCGATGTGATTTTGGGCGGTGATTTGAATATTATATCGCCTAGTAAAGATGTTGACCCTGCATTTTTAGCAATGGTTATTTCTCATGGGAAAGCTCATGATGAGATGGCGAAAATGGCACAGGGAAAGACCGTTGTTCATCTGCATAATAACGATTTGGAGCAAGTCGAATTTATACATCCCCAATATGAGGAACAAAAGAAAATTAGCTACTTCATAATATTGGTGGAAGATACAATAGCTGTACAAGAAGTTCGCCACGAAAAACTCCTTGCTCTAAAAAAAGCCATGCTGCAGACGATGTTTCCGCAGGCGAGGGAGAGTGTCCCCCAGATTCGGTTTGGGGAATTTGAAGGTGGGTGGGGATATGTAGAACTCAAGAAAATTGCAGGAAAAGTAGTGGAAAGAAACAATCATCGGGACTATACAGAGACTTTTACCAATTCCGCAGAGTATGGTATTATCAGCCAGCGGGACTATTTTGACCACGATATTTCCAATGCCAATAATATCAATAGCTATTATATCGTGGCGGAGAACGACTTTGTGTATAATCCGAGAATCTCAACCCATGCTCCCGTTGGACCTATTAACAGAAATAAGTTGGAACGTAAAGGAATTATGTCACCGCTCTACACAGTTTTTAGACCGCATGATGTAGATTATTCCTATTTGGAGTGGTTCTTTAAGAGTAAATATTGGCATCCCTATATGTTCTATAATGGGGATAACGGCGCACGGTATGACCGTTTCTCAATAAAAGATGATGTGTTTTTCGATATGCCGATTCCCTTCCCTTACATGGAAGAGCAACAAAAAATCGGCGAATACTTTGACACATTAGAGAACGCCATAATCGCTCAAGCGCAGAAAATTGCAAAGCTGAAGCAGATGAAGTCTGCCTTGATGCAGAAGATGTTTATATAGGGAGAGAGTGACGTGGAATTTAGCAAGGAAAAAGACTTTGAAGCAGCAGTCATCAACCTCCTCGTTGATCGTGGATGGGAGTCTAAGACCCTTGACTATCCCACAGAGGAGACCCTCATCCGTAACTGGGCGGACATTCTCTTTCAAAATAACCGCGAACAAGACACGCTCAATGACTGTCCTTTGACAGACGGTGAAATGCAGCAGCTTATGGAGCAAATCTATAACCTGCGTACCCCGTGGCGGCTTAATGATTTTATCAACGGGAAAAGTGTATCCGTGCGCCGGGATAATCCGGAGGACACACTACACTACGGTAAGGAAGTCAGCCTCCATATCTACGACCAAAACGAAATTGCTCTTGGGCGCAGCCGTTATCAGATTGCTCGCCAGCCGCAATTTAAGACAAAATCGGATATTCTTCCCGACCGACGTGGCGATCTCATGCTTATCATTAACGGAATGCCCGTCATCCACATGGAATTGAAGAGGAGTGGTATTCCCGTCAGCCAAGCCTATAATCAGATCGAGAAATATGCCCATGAAGGTGTATTTACGGGGATTTTCTCTTTGGTTCAAGTTTTTGTAGCCATGCAGCCGAAGGAATCCGTGTATTTTGCCAACCCCGGTCCGGATGGGACTTTCAACAAAGCCTATTATTTCCATTGGGCTGACAAATATAATAATCCTCTCAACGATTGGAAAGATGTGGTCACCCACCTCTTGAACATCCCGATGGCACACACTCTTATCGGCTTTTACACCATTGCCGACGAAAAGGACAATACGCTGAAGGTCATGCGTAGCTACCAATACTACGCTGCTACGAAAATTGCGGACAAGGTGACCAAAAAGGACTGGCGCGACCTCAACCCACTAGGCGGGTATGTTTGGCATACCACTGGATCCGGCAAGACACTTACCAGTTTTAAGTCGGCACAGCTGATCAACAGCTCCGAGGATGCCGACAAAGTCATCTTCTTGGTGGACAGAAAGGCACTGGGCAAACAGTCGTTGGACGATTATAAAGATTTTGCTGGAAACCGTACCGAAGTACAGGGGACGGAGGACGGCGATGTTCTGTTGTCGAAACTGAAGAGTGATGCTCCGGAAAACTCCCTCATCGTGACATCTATTCAAAAACTTAGCAATATTACCAAGGATAACGAGCGCATCAAAACTGCCGATCTTGAAAAAATCGCTGCCAAGAAAATTGTCATCATCATCGATGAGGCGCATCGCTCCACCTTCGGGGAAATGCTCACGAACATCAAGGACACGTTCAAGTATGCTATTATTTTCGGCTTCACCGGCACTCCTATTCACGAGGTGAACAGCAAGAAAAACAACACCACCACGTCCATTTTTGGTGATGAGCTGCACCGCTATACCTTGGCCGACGGCATTCGGGACAAAAATGTGCTTGGCTTTGATCCCTATATGGTGCTGACGTACAAAGACCGTGATTTAAGGCTTTCCGTAGCTCTACATAAAGCTAAGGCCGCAACCGTGGAGGAAGCCTTGGCTGATAAGCGTAAGGCGAAAGTGTATAACCGATATATGAATCGGTCGCTTGTACCCATGCTTGGATTCCAGAGAGGAAATCGCTATATCAAGGGCATAGAGGAACTTGTTCCTAATTCCCAATATACTCGTGATGTCCATAAAAAGGCCGTGCTCACGGATATAAAAAGGGAGTGGAAAGTCCTCAGCCAAAACGGGAAATTTCATGCCATTTTTGCCACCCACAGCATCCCGGAGGCCGTGGCATATTATCGCATGGCTAAGATCATGTTGCCGGAACTAGCCATCACAGCCGTATTTGACCCCAATATTGATAATGAGGGTGGCGGGACGTTGGAGAAGGAAGACGGCATCGTTGAGATTTTGGAAGATTATCGGAAGAGATACAAAGCGGAATTTACGATTCCTTCCTATGACAAGTTCAGGGAGGATGTGCAGCTTCGTCTTGCCCATAAGAAGCCTTACAACAACATAAAAAAAGAAGAACAGATTGATATTCTGATTGTGGTCAATCAGATGCTTACCGGCTATGATTCCAAGTGGATTAACACGCTCTATATGGACAAGCTGATGGAGTACGAAAATCTGATACAGGCATTTTCCCGCACCAATCGCCTATTCGGCGAGGACAAACCTTTCGGTGTGATTCGATATTATAGACGCCCGTATTTGATGACGCGCAACATCGAAGAGGCCGTCAAAGCATATTCCGGTGATGTACCCATTGGGCTGTTTGTTGATAAGCTGCCCAAGAATCTGGAGAATATGAATCGCGTATTCGATGAAATGCGTGATTTGTTTGAGGGGGCTGGTATCGCTGATTTTGCTGCGTTGCCAGAGGAAAAAGCCGAATGTGCCAAATTTGCCAAGTTGTTTCAGGAATTCAATACATACTTGGAGGCAGCATCAATTCAAGGATTCCACTGGGGACAACAATCATACTTGGGTAAGGATGAAGGCGAATGGCAATATGATGTTAATTTTACCGAAGAAGAATATTTGACCTTGGTGCAACGCTACAAAGAATTATGTTCCGGTGGCCGTGGCGGGAGGGGCGACGATGTCCCCTTCGACATCGACACCCATTTGATAGCGATTCCAACGGATGCCATTGACTCTGATTATATGAATTCTCGCTTCTCAAAATATTTAAAACTGGTAATGATGGATGAGGCAGATGCCAAACAAATGGAAAAGACATTGAAAGAACTTCACAAGTCTTTTGCCAGATTGCCTGCGGAGGAGCAGAAATATGCGAATCTTTTCCTTCGCGATCTCCATAATGGAAATGTTGTCATTACGGATGGAAAATCCTTTCTCGAATATATCAGCAACTACAAGGAATCTGCTGAGAATGAGCGGATAACACGCATCGTTCGTAGGCTTGGAATTGATGAGGAAAAACTCAGAAATCTCCTTCGTACAAAGGTGACTGAAAGTAATATTGATGCCTTTGGTCGCTTTGAAGATTTGCTTAAGACTGTCGATTGGCTCAAAGCGAGGCGGTTCTTTTCCATTGTGGACAGGGCAGAAATTGCAGAACCGGATTTAAGAATCCGTGTGGATGATTATTTGCGCGATTTCCTCTTGACCGAAGGACATGATGTTTTTGAGAATGTATCGGATTTTTTGCCGACGGCAAAAGTGGAAAATGGATCGATCGCCGATGATGGGGATGGGAACAGTGATGATAATTGCGATGATGACTTGAGTGAAAAAAAGACCGTAATTAAAATCAGTTCTCAAATGCTCAATTCATGGTGTAAGAAAAGCCCCGTTTTATCCGATCTTATGAAATCGGGAAACTTTGTTTATGTGGAAGGAAAAGTTTGTCTCTTTGACGAGAAATATGTTGTAAGGGACGCAGATGGAAATATTCGATTAAGTGATTATGCAAAAGGGAAAATCAATAAACCAACTGGGGGTGACAGAAATGACAACTCAATCGACATCTATGATGACAATTATGAAATAGCAGCAAACGATATACCTAGATATAATCGTGCCAGCGATGACAAGGATGATAAGGGAGATAACGAATGTTATACTGACAAATACTTCCTGCAATTTATTACGGATGAAAACGGTGAATTGCATTATATAAAGTTGCCGCCAGAAAATGCGGACAAGACATTTAGATATTCTGATAAGGTAACAAATATGGAGGGGGTATTGAAGCGGTATGGTCTGGTAAGTGAAATTAAAACGCGGATGCTTGAAGAAATTTATGGCCTGGAATTCGGTCCTTCTCTACGGGAACTAATGAGCCGCAGAATATGTGGCTGTAGTGCCAATATGTTATATAGCACCACGGGAATAGACAACAAAACCACAGCAAATATGTGGAAAGGGAAAAATCTCACTATAGAGAATGTAATATCGGCTTGCTTGGGGATCCATATTCCGTTTGCTGTCAGCGATGCAATGTTAAGTCGCGCACATTTATCTGTTAATCCGTCCATGCCGCCCGAGTCTAATAGTATATATCATCAGCTTCTTACAGTTAGTTGGGCAACAGATTATGATGATATTCTGGAAGACTTAAAAGCCGATGGACATAGTAATCTTATAAAAAATCCAAAGCCAAGAAAACGGAAATAGAAATTCTCCGTTTGACTGTTTTTGACCAAAGATTTGTTAATCGAATCTCTGGTCTTTTTTTATGTCTTTTTAGGGATATATTCACCAAAAAATTTTTTATTGAACTTTATCCAACGGAAAACATCTTAGGTGATAGGTAATTCCATATTCAACTGGATTCAGATTCACATATAGGGATAGATTCTTATTGAACTTTCTTCAACGGGCAAAATTTATTACTATGCTACACTTCATATGTGAGATCATTTTACACATACAAAAGGCAGAAAGGACACGAACATAAAACAAAAATTTGCTTGTCCCCGGCATGACGTTAAACTGCCCGTCACCGTGGAAGTGTTGCCCATGCGCATTTAAGGGCAGTTCGCTACGGAAGCGGTGGCATAACTGAATATGGAAGCCATGCCAGCGAACGGCAGGTGCAATCTGGGGCGGGGAGTCTATTCCCGCAACGGGTGTATTTCTGCATCTTGCACGACCGCCGGCATCAACAGCGGATCTCCGTCCCTTCACAACCTCGGCGGTTGTTGGACGGAGGTCCGATTTTATGTCAAAAAAAGTTAAAAAAACTCCACTTCGCTTTCCCGTCCGTGACGCAGTCAATGCCGACAAGGTGACACTCGTCCCTGTCTCGAGGGATTTCTACATGAAAGCCTATCGGGAAATCAACAGCAAGCGGAAACGGCTTCAACGGAGCGGCGCGTGCTGCTGTCCACGACAATTTCTCTGGAAATGCGATGGCGATTGTGACCGCTGCCGCTATCGTGTCCCGGATCCATTGCTGTTTCACCTGCATGCTCCCTCCGGAATGGACGAGAACATCGCATTGATTGATATCATCGCAGGTGACGCAGGCTTCCCGGAGGACATCATTGCCGATGCGGAACTGCTCTCTGCACTCCTTCGAGAGCTTGCGCAGCTCGATGCTCGTGAGCGCAGGATGTTGGAACTCGTGTCTACCGTTTCCGAGCGTGAGGCGGCAAAACAGATGGGTATTCCGAGGAACACATTCGCTTACCAGTGGGCGCAGCTTCGGGAAAGGCTCGCTCAGAAGCTCAAGGACTATCGCTGATTGACAAGGATCTCCCGATGTTTTCAGGCATCGGGAGATTTTTTTGAAAAACTTTCGGCCATATTGCCCAAAAGTGTCCAGTGGGGTAGTAGAGGGAGCGGAAAAGCTCCCCGGAAAGGAGGACGCTCCCATGAGCAATCATGACGTAGAGCTGATTGGTCTTCTGACAGCAATCAGCGTGGTATCGAAGCGACTGGCGGGGAAGATCATCCGTCACGCGCAGACCGACAAAGGGGGAAAGACGCATGGAAAAGGTCATCGAGGAACTACGGGCGTGCGCCGCGACGCTGAGCCGTATCGCCGATACGCTCTCTAAGACGGCTGAGTCGGAGGAGCCTACACTGACACTCGAGGAGGTACGCGCCGTACTCGCGAAACTCTCCGTCGCAGGGCACAGTGCCGCAGTCAAGTCGCTGATCGCAAAGTTCGGCGCAAACAAACTCAGCGACATTGCACCGGAGCAGTATTCGGCACTCTTGAAGGAGGGTGAGCGCATTGGCACGTAAGCATGCCGTTCTTTCCGCCTCCTCTGCCGCACGTTGGATCGCCTGTCCACCGTCGGCACGGCTCAATGCGGAAAAGTCTGATGCGCCAAGTGAGTATGCCGCACAAGGGACAGACGCACATACGCTCTGTGAGTACAAACTTCGCAAGGCTCTGGGTGAGCGGGTACGCGATCCGACCAAGAATCTCGCCTCCTATGACACTGAGATGGAGGAGTGCGCCGAGGCATACTGCCAGTTCGTAACGGAGTTGGTTGGTCAGTTCCGTGCCGAAAGCAAGGACACAATGGTGTCGGTCGAGCAGCGCGTGGATTTCTCGGCGTTCGTGCCGGATGGTTTCGGTACAGCCGATACACTCATTATCTCCGGTAATGCCGTCTGCATTGTGGACTACAAGCATGGCAAAGGCATCGAGGTCAGTGCTGACCACAATCCGCAGATGATGTGCTACGCGCTTGGGTGCATCCAGATGTTCGACGGTTTGTATGATATTGACGAGGTGCGGATGGTGATCTTCCAACCTCGTCTCGCCAACATCTCGGAGTTCATCATCTCGAAAACCGACCTTTTGGCATGGGCACAAGACAGTCTCGTACCTGCAGCAAAGCTGGCACACGCAGGAGAAGGCGAGTTTTGTGCAGGGACGCACTGTCAGTTCTGCAAAATCAAGGCGACCTGCCGTAAGCGGGCAGAGTACAATCTGGAACTCGCCCAGTATGACTTCGAGATGCCGCCGACCTTGGAAGATACCGAGGTGGAAGCGGTGCTTGCAAAGGCGGACATGATCGCCGCATGGGTCAGCGACATCAAGGAGTACGCCTTGCAGCGGGCAATCCAAGGAAAGCAGTGGACGGACTGGAAACTGGTGGAAGGTCGCTCGAATCGGAAATACACCGACGAGGCGGCGGTCGCCAAGATTGTCAAAGAAGCGGGTTTTGAGCCGTATGAGCAGAAACTGCTCGGGATTACGGCGATGACCGGTCTGCTCGGAAAAAGTAAGTTTGAGGAACTGCTCGGAGGTTTCGTTGTCAAGCCGCAGGGAAAACCAACCCTCGCTCCGATGAGCGACAAGCGGCCTGTGATGAATACCGCAGCAGAAGATTTTAAGGAAAGTTGAGGAAAACACATCATGGCAAAAATTATGAATCCGACAAAAGTGATCACGGGTGTCAAGACACGTTGGAGCTACGCGAACGTCTGGCAGGCAAAGTCCATCAACGGCGGTGCGCCGAAGTACAGTGTGTCGCTTATCATTCCGAAGAGTGACACCAAAACGGTGACAGCGGTCAAGAATGCCATTCAGGCGGCATACGAGGAAGGGCAGAGCAAACTCAAGGGAAACAGCAAATCCGTCCCCGCGCTCACGGCGATCAAGACGCCGCTCCGTGATGGCGATGCGGAACGCCCGGACGATGAGGCATACAAGGACAGCTACTTCATCAACGCCAACTCTGCGACTGCGCCCGGCATCGTGGACGCCGCCCGCAATCCGATCATCGAGCACTCGGAGGTCTACTCCGGTGTGTATGGACGCGCAAGCATCAACTTCTACGCATTCAACAGCAACGGCAATCGCGGAATTGCCTGTGGGCTGAACAACCTGCAGAAGGTTTCTGATGGGGAGCCGCTCGGCGGCAAGACACGCGCCGAGGATGATTTCGCCGATGAGGACGAAGATTTCCTTAGCTAAATAGGACTAGGTGACAAAGGCAGCGGGGATTCTTCCTCGCTGCCTTTGTCACGGAAGGAGAACATACATGAAGTCCATTTCTATCGATCTTGAAACGCGGAGCAGTGTGGATATTGGAAAAAGTGGCGTTTACAGTTACGCTGAGACAGATGACTTTGAGATCCTGCTTTTTGGATATTCCGTGGATGGAGGCGCGGTGGAGGTCATCGACCTTGCCAGTGGAGAACAGATTCCACAGGAGATTCTGGATGCGCTGACCGATGAGAGCATCATCAAATGGGCGTTCAACGCCAATTTTGAGCGGGTTTGCCTGTCGCGTTACTTGTCGAACTTGGGGATAGACCTCGATCCGTTCCGTGACAATCATCTACTTTCCAAAGAGTGTGCCCGTTTTCTGAGTCCCCGCAGCTGGCGATGCACGATGGTCTGGTCGGCGTACATGGGGCTGCCGCTCTCTCTTGCCACCGTGGGCAGGGTGTTGAGATTGGAAGAACAGAAAATGACTGAGGGCAAGGCACTGATTCGCTATTTTTCAATGCCTCCGTTCCATGAACCCACAGGCGAGAAGTGGGAACTCTTTAAGTCTTACAATCGCCGCGACGTGGAAGTGGAGATGGCAATTCAGAAGCGACTGTCCAAATATCCTGCGCCACAGTCGGTATGGGATGAATATGTGCTCGACCAAGAAATCAATGATCGTGGAATACGGCTTGATATGCCGCTCGTGGAGAATGCCGTCCAGATTGACGAGATTACGAAAAATCAACTGATGGACAGACTGAAGACTCTGACCGGGCTTGAGAATCCGAACAGCGTGGCGCAGATGAAGGAATGGCTCAAAGAGCGCAGTGTCGAAGCCGACTCGCTTGACAAGAAGTCCGTGACTGCACTTCTTGCCATTGTTCCCGCTCCATTAAAGGACGTATTGTCACTACGTCAGCAGCTTGCGAAATCCTCAGTGAAGAAATATCAGGCGATGAGAAATGCCGCTTGTGCGGACAGCCGTGCGCGGGGAATGTTTCAGTTCTATGGGGCAAATCGTACCGGGCGTTTTGCGGGACGTATCGTGCAGTTGCAAAACCTTCCGCAGAACCATCTCCCAGATTTGGAGTGCGCTCGTGACCTTGTGCGGAAGGGAAATTATATGGCACTGGAAATGCTCTATGATTCTGTCCCAGACGTTCTGTCGCAGCTCATCCGTACTGCTTTTATTCCCAAGGATGGCAGGAAATTCATCGTTGCGGACTTTTCAGCCATCGAAGCAAGGGTATTGTCATGGCTTGCCAAGGAGCGATGGCGCATGGATGTTTTCGAGAGCAACGGCGACATCTACTGCGCCACAGCAGGTAGGATGTTTCATTGTAATGTGGTGAAACACGGCGAGAACGGGCATCTTCGGCAAAAAGGGAAGCAGGCAGAACTGGCCTGTGGTTATGGCGGATCCGTCGGTGCGCTGAAAGCGTTCGGCGCATTGGAATCCGGGATGAAGGAAGATGAGCTGAAGCCGCTCGTGGATGCTTGGCGTTCGGCAAATCCGAACATTGTGGATTTCTGGTGGGCAGTGGATCGTGCGGCAAAGGACTGCATCAAGGAGCGCAGCACAAAAGTCACGCACGGAATCCGGTTCATCTATCAGGGCGGTATGATGTTCATCGAACTTCCGAGCGGTCGCAGACTCTCCTATGTGAAGCCGCGCATCGGAGAAAATCAGTTTGGTGGTGAGTCCATTACCTACATGGGACTGGATCTCTCAAAAAAGTGGGCGCGGATCGAATCCTACGGCCCGAAGCTCGTGGAGAATATCACGCAGGCGATCAGTCGCGACATTCTCTGCTATGCCATGCAAACGCTGCGGACGATGGATATTGTCGCGCACGTCCATGATGAACTCATCATCGAGTGCGACGAGCACGTTGATCTCTCAGTAGTCTGTGAGCAGATGGCGCGAACCCCGCCTTGGGCGGAAGGGCTTCTGCTCCGTGCCGATGGCTTCGAGTGTCAATTCTATCAGAAAAACTGATGCTGTTCCTCCCTGAAAAAATGGGAGGAATTTTTTTGATCTTTTTTCGGCCACTTTGCCCAAAAACGTCCAGTGGGTTAGTGAAGGGAGATTTTTCCCGGTAGAAAAAGGAGAATTTTTATGGATTTACAAGTGTTCACCCACGAGGATTTCGGATCGGTGCGCGTATTCGAGCGCAGCGGTACGCTGTGGTTCGTGGGCAAAGATGTCGCGGGCATTCTCGGGTACACAAACCCGCGCAAGGCAATCGGCGACCATGTGGACGAGGAGGACAAGGGGGTAACGAAATGTGACACCCTTGGCGGCGAGCAGGAAGTTACGGTAATCAACGAATCCGGTCTTTACAGTCTCATCCTTTCCTCGAAGCTGCCGACGGCGAAGAAGTTCAAGCGGTGGGTGACCTCGGAGGTATTGCCCGCAATTCGGAAGCACGGTGTCTATGCGATTGACGAAATGCTCAAGAACCCCGAGGCGATGATCTGCGCATTGATGGCGTACAGGGAGGAACGCGAAAAGCGGCTGTCTCTCATGGAAGAGAATGCTGTGCAGAAGCAGCAGATTGCAGAGCTTCAGCCGAAAGCAAGCTACTATGACATCGTGCTGAACTGCCCCGACCTCGTTCCCATTTCCGTTATCGCCAAGGACTACGGTTGGAGCGGCCGCCACATGAACCGCTATCTTTCCGCAAGCGATGTCCAGTACAAAATGGGCGGTGTCTGGCTGCTCTATCAGGAATATGCGGAAAAGGGCTACACCAGTACCAAGACACACGTCTATCCCGGCAAGGATGGTACGAACCACAGCAAGATTCACACCTACTGGACACAGGCGGGACGGCTTTTCATCTATGACCTCTTGAAAGCGGACGGGATTCTTCCCCTCATCGAGCAGTGATTTGAAAGCGGGGAGTCGTGATATGCGGCTCCCTGCGGATTGGAGGAACTATGTGCATCCCAAAATACAACCACGAGGGCTACGCCGACCCAACGGCGCACGTTGCTCTCACCAAGGTATTCCGACAGAATCTGTTCACCTACATCTGCTCGCCCTATCGGGACAATCCGCGCGTTAATGTCATGCGGGCGAGGCAGTACTGTAAGTTCGCGGTGAGCAAAGGGCGCATTCCGCTTGCTCCGCATCTGTATTTCCCGCAGTTTCTGTCGGAGGCAGATGAACGGGAGAAAGCGATGGATATGAATTTCGAGCTTCTCAGGCTGTGCGGCGAGGTCTGGGTGTTCGGCGAGAGGATCACCGAGGGCATGGCAGCGGAGATTGCTCATGCCGAGAGACTGAGGAAGAATATCCGCTATTTCACCACGAAATGCGAGGAGGCATCTGTATGCAAATGACGCTCTATACGGCGGATTATTGCGGGAATAAGGAAAACGTCATATATCCCCATAAGTGCGTCGTGAAATCAGCAGACGACTTCAAAGTAGCCGTCGATCGCGATCATGTGTGCGCGGCTTTCCGGAACAATCACCGTGGGAAGGAAAGATTCATCGCATCCGACGTGGACGTGATGGATTGCGACAATGACCACTCGGAAAATCCCGACGATTGGATTACGCCAGAATCCCTGTCTGTCCTTTTGGATGGCGTGTGCTGCGCTGTCGCTCCGAGTCGCCACAACATGAAGCCCAAAGGGCAATATACGGCGCGCCCGCGTTTTCATGTCTACTTCCCGCATCCTGAAATCACCGATGCAGACCAGTGCAGACGGCTCAAGGAAAATATCCATCGTCAGTTTCCGTTTTTCGATGATGGGGCTCTGGATGCCGCTCGGTTCATCTATGGCAATCCTGCCGATCAGGTGATCTGGCAGGAAGGCGATGTAACCATCGACTTCTGGTTCAAGGACAGGACTATTCCCGAAGGCGCGCGCAACAACACGCTCTCGCAGTTTGCGGGGCGTGTACTGAAGCGGTATGGCATCACTGAAAAAGCCCATGAGATTTTCTTGGAGGAAGCAGCCAAATGCAGCCCTCCGCTGCCCGATGAGGAACTGTCAAAAATCTGGCGGAGTGCGTGCATCTTCGCTAGGAAGGTGCAGAAGCAGGACGGATATGTGCCACCCGAGGAATACGGGAACTCCTTGAAACCAAACGATTACTCCGACATCGGGCAGGCGAAGATTCTGGCGCAGGAATATAAAAACGAGCTTCGCTTCACAACGGCCACGGACTATCTACGCTACAACGGGCAATACTGGGAGGAGTCGAGGGAGCTTGCCGTCGGTGCGGCAGAGGAGTTCTTGGATCTTCAGCTTGCCGATGCAAAGGATGCCGTGGAGCGCAGTTTCAAGACGTTGTGCGAGGTCGGCATTCCGGAGGATGTCATTCATGCAGGAGGAAAGACCCTCGAAAAGCAAATCGGTGCGGATCAGCATGATGCCTACGTTGCTTACGCCTCTGCCATGGCTTATAAAGCATTTGTCATGAAACGGCGGGACATGAAATACATTGTGTCTGCGCTACAGGCGGCAAAGCCGCTCCTCCTTTCAAAGCCCTCCGATCTTGACCGTGATGAGTTTCTTCTGAATTGCCATGACGGGACATACGATCTGCGCACCGGCACTCGCCAGGACTTTGCACCCGACGACCTTATTACGAAAATCTGCAGTACGGCTCCCGGCGATGCAGGTCGGGAACTGTGGGCGGATTTTCTGAACACCATCTTTCTCGGTGATGCGGAACTGATCGCATATGTCCAGAAAATCTGCGGTCTTGGTGCGATAGGCAAGGTGTATATGGAGGCGGTCATCATCTCGTATGGCGAGGGAGCAAACGGTAAATCGACCTTCTGGAATACCATCGCATGGGCACTCGGCAGTTATGCCGGCAGTATCTCTGCCGATGCACTGGCGGCGGGCTGTAGGCGCAACGTGAAACCGGAGATAGCCGAGGTGAAGGGCAAGCGTCTCTTGATTGCTGCAGAACTTGAGGAAGGAATGCGCCTCTCTACGGCGACCGTAAAGCAGCTCTGTTCCACCGATCCGATCAAGGGTGAGAAGAAGTACAAGGAGCCGTTTGATTTCACACCGAGCCACACACTGGTGCTTTACACGAATCATCTTCCAAAAGTAGGCGCGATGGACAGGGGCATCTGGCGGCGGCTCATCGTCATTCCGTTCAATGCTGTCATCAGCGGGGCGGGAGATATTAAGAATTATGCTGGGTATCTTCAAAAGCACGCAGGTCAGTATGCCCTACGGTGGATTATCGAGGGTGCAGAGAAAGCCATCGCGGAGAACTACCATCTGAAACGTCCGAAATGTGTCGAGGATGCCATCAATAGGTACAGGAGCGATAGCGACTGGCTCGCCCACTTCCTTGAAGAGTGCTGCGAGATCGGCGCAGAATATCACGAAAAATCCGGTGCGTTCTACAGTGCGTATCGTGCTTACTGTGCGCGAACCGGGGATTTTATCCGCAGTACGACGGATTTTTACAATGCACTGGAACAGCGCGGTTTCAAGCGCGAAAAACGTCGTGACGGACGGTTTGTTACGGGGGTTCGACTGGCAGAGGAAGATCATGTGTGACAGTCGGTGACGGTCATCCTATAACCCCCCTTTAGGGCTGTTTTATAGGAAAAATTGTCTATAAGGGGAGTTTGGTAATAGACCGTCACCGACTGTCACAGAACGACTATAAGCCCCGATATGACAGAGGTTTTAGCAGATATGAGAGAAAAAGTTATCGAGCACGCACTCGTGATGGCGACGAGGAGCAAAGGCGGCATCGCTCCGAAATTTACCTCGCCGGGATTCGATGGAATGCCCGACCGACTGGTACTTTTGCCCGGCGGCAGAATGGGCTTTGTGGAACTCAAAGCACCGGGCAAGAAGCCACGAGCTTTGCAGCTCGCTCGGCACAGACTGCTTCGACGGCTTGGATTCAAGGTGCATGTGATTGACGAAATCAATCAGATTGACAAGGTTTTAACTGAGATAGGAGGTGATGCCCCATGAAGTTCATACCGCATGATTACCAGCAGTACGCCATCGACTTTATCGAAAGCCATAAAACTGCCGCCGTACTCCTGGATATGGGCTTGGGCTGAGGAAAGACCGTGATTACCCTTACGGCACTGAATGACCTGCTGTTTGACCGATTCGAGATTTCCCGCATTCTCGTTATCGCGCCGCTCCGTGTGGCACGAAACACATGGCCGCAGGAGATCGGCAAGTGGGGGCATCTGCATCATATCCGCTACTCCGTAGTGGTTGGGACAGAGAAAGAGAGATTGGCAGCACTCCGCAAGCAAGCCTCCCTCTACATCATCAACCGCGAGAACGTGCCGTGGCTCGTGGAGAAAACAGCCTTCCCCTACGACGCCATTGTGATTGACGAACTCTCCTCGTTCAAGAATTGGAGCAGCAAGCGGTTCAAGGCACTCATGAAGGTTCGTCCCCTGGCAAAGAGAGTCATTGGGCTGACGGGTACGCCATCTGGCAACGGCTTGATGGATCTCTTTGCAGAGTTCAAGGTACTCGACATGGGAGAGCGACTGGGGCGGTTCATTACGAAGTATCGGCAGGATTACTTCACGCCGGACAAGCGCAACGGGCAGGTGGTGTTCTCCTATGCACCGTTGCCGGGGGCAGAGGCACAGATTTATGAGAAAATCTCTGACATCACAATCTCCATGAAAGCCGCCGACCATCTGAGGATGCCGGAGCTGATCGAGAGCGAATACAGTGTTCGCATGAATGAGGAAGAGAAGAAAATGTATGCCGCAATGTGCGAGCAGTTGGTTTTGCAGACGAAGGGCGACGAGGTGACGGCGGCAAATGCCGGAGTCCTGTCCGGGAAACTCGCCCAGATGGCGAATGGTGCGGTTTACACTGACGATGGGACTACACTGCATATCCATGACCGCAAGCTCGATGCCTTGGAGGACATCGTAGAGAGCATGAACGGCAAGCCTCTTCTGGTGGCATATTGGTTCAGACATGATGCGGAGCGGATTGAAAAGCGCGTGCCGTGCGTCCGACTGGATACGGACGAGGCAATCGCCCGTTGGAATCGCGGAGAGATCACCGTTGCTCTCATCCATCCTGCAAGTGCAGGTCACGGGCTGAACCTTCAGAGCGGCGGCTCGACCCTCGTGTGGTTTGGGATAACATGGAGCTTGGAGCTTTACCAACAGACCGTGGCGCGGCTCTATCGGCAGGGACAGAGTGCAAAGACCGTGGTGGTGCAGCACATCATCGCCGAGGGCACGATTGACGAGAGAATCCTCCGTGCCTTGAAACGGAAGGACAAGACACAGGCGGCACTGATTGAAGCCGTCAAAGCGGAGGTAACATCATGAACTATGAGATTCTGGCAAATGCCATCGTCGAACAGGCGGCAAAGGATTATCGGTGGGCGCGGACGGCTCTCGGCAAAGATGCAGAGAATGTTGCAGCGACAGCGATGCGCTCTGAGACAGAGCGGTTCTTTCGTTCCGCATGGTTCGAGCAGTTGACGAGCATAGATGGAGAGTGGCTGCTTGAAAAGTTGGAGGGGGAATTTGCATGACAGCAAAAGAGTATCTCAGTCAGGCATGGAACATTGACCGACGCATCAATGATAAGGTCGCCCATGTGTCGCAGCTGCGTGACATGGCGATGAATGTGAGCGCCGTCATCAGCGATATGCCGAGGAGTCCGAGTCCGAACAATCAGCGGATGGAAAACATCATTGCACGACTGACCGACACGGAAGATGAGATCAATGCGGACATTGACCGTCTGGTCAGTCTGAAACTTGAGATCATGAATACAATCTGGCAGGTCACAGATGAAAATGCCCAGATGGTACTTGAGCGACGCTACCATCGTTTCAAATCGTGGGAAGATATTTCAGCAGATATGAGCGTCAGTATTCGGTGGGTGCATAAGATTCATGCCAAGGCTTTGGATGACATTGAAAAAATTTTGGAAAAAAGACAGCAAAGTGCATCTGAGTTCACATAAGTTCACAAAGGTTCACGTTGCGTTCATAGGGTTGACAGTGATATGATATACTCAGCAAGAATAGGATATGGAATCAGCCTTCTCGGAGAAGCAATTCTCCGTGAGGGCTTTTTTGATGGAGAAACGCAATGCCGAGAAAGCCGAAACGTCCCTGCCGCATGACGGGCTGCCAGAACCTGACGGACAGGAAGAGTTGCTACTGTGAGACGCACGAGAAAGTCATGCAGCGACATTACGAGCATTTTTCCCGTGGCTACGATCAGCACGCAAGGTATGGCAGCGTATGGCGCAGGATTCGTGACAGATACTTGGCGGGGCATCCGCTCTGCGAGCAATGCAAAGAGCAGGGCAGATACGTCCTTGCGACGCTTGTGCATCATATTCGACCTCTCGCCGACGGCGGCACGCATGATGAGGACAATTTGATGTCGCTCTGCGTATCGTGTCATGAGCGGATTCATCAACGGAAAGCACCAAAATAAAAAGCCGACTCCAATGAATCGGCTAGAAGAGATCGCTATGCGAACCCGTACGGGAAGCGGTCAGAATCAGTTTTCCTTTGTCGATGGCATATACGAGTAGCCAGTCCGGCATGATGTGGCATTCGCGAAAACCAATGTAATCACCAACGAGCGCATGATCCCGATACCTTTCGGGGAGTTGTTTTTCCGCGCAGAGCATTTGCAGGACATCATCCAGTTTTTGCATATCTGCTCCACGTTTACGCAGCTTCTTTAAATCCTTGCGGAACTGCGTGGTGGTGACGAGATCAAGCATGAGCATCCTCCGCATCCAGATCATCCATCAGTGCGGACAGCGACGGATAGCGCTTCGGCTCGATTTTGCCATCCATGATGTCGCGTGCTTCCTGCATGGCAAGAAGCGTTTCTCTGTTATAACGGGGCTGTTTCGGTTGGAAGGGGAAGCCTCCCTCCATGATGGATGCGTGCAGAAAGATGTTGATGGCGTCGGTCACGGAGATGCCAAAACTGGAAAAAACAGTTTCAGCCTGCGCTTTGATTGTCGGTTCGATGCGCATATTGATTGTTGCGGTCTTGGACATGATGGATAACCTCCTTTTGGTTATTGTAACGCGAAAGTGAAGCAAATGCAACACAATATTTCCCCCCAGGGGGTGGCCAAATCTCTAAAACCGCGCCGTTACTGGACCGGGGAGGGGGCGTACGCACAAAAACGTCGGTTCAAACGGGGTATTAAAGAATGGGGGCGGGAAGATGGCGCGTGACGGTACAAATCGCGGAGGACGGCGCATCCGGGCAGGAGATAAGCCAGAAGCACTGGCGGATAAAATTGCGGGTGGGCGCACAGCACACATCATGGAGTTCCCCATGACGGAACTGGACGGCACAGATCTTGTGGATGCCGCCGACCTCTACGGCGAGGAGATGCCGAATCCAAGCGAGTTCCTGTCTGCGCGGCAACGCAACGGAAAGCCTCTCGGTGCAGACGAGATTTTTCGCGAGACATGGCTATGGCTGAAGGAGCGCGGCTGTGAGCGGCTCGTAAATCCACGGCTCATCGAAAGCTACGCGCAGGCATTTGCCCGCTTCATCCAGTGCGAGGAGGCAATGAGTCAATACGGGCTCATCGGCAAGCATCCGACTACAGGTGGGGCGATTGCAAGCCCCTTTGTCCAGATGGGGCAGGCGTTCCAGAAACAGTCCAATCTGCTCTGGTATGAGATTTTCGACATCGTAAAGCAGAACTGCACGACTACATTTGTCGGTTCTCCTCAGGAGGATCGCATGGAGCACCTGCTGCGTTCGAGGAAGTAAGGAGGGAAGTCATTTGAACAAAACAACATCGGAGATGAAGCTCGTTCCGATCAGTAAACTCGTTCCCTATGCCAACAATGCACGGACGCATTCGCCCGAGCAGATCAACAAGCTGCGCGGCAGTCTGCGGGAGTTTGGATTCGTCAGTCCCGTCATTATTGACAAGGACTACGGCATTCTCGCAGGACACGGGCGCGTTATGGCTGCACGGGCAGAGAACATCGAGCAAGTTCCATGCGTATTCGTCGATCATTTGACGGAAGCGCAGAAGAAAGCCTACATTCTCGCGGACAACCGTTTCGCACTCGATGCGGGCTGGGACGAGGAAATGCTGCGCGTCGAGATGGAAGCCTTGCAGGGTATGGACTTTGACATCTCGCTCACGGGCTTTGACGAATCCGAGATTGCCGATCTGCTCTCACTGGATGACGGTGAAGCACAGGAAGATGATTTCGACGTGGATGCAGAACTCGTAAAGCCCTGTGTTGCCAAAACAGGAGATGTGTGGCATCTCGGCAAGCACCGTGTTATCTGCGGAGATTCCACGTTGCCGGAGACGTATGAACGTCTGCTCGGCAGTGAGAAGGTCAACCTCGTCTGCACGGATCCCCCATACATGATCCAGCTTGAAAGCACATCGGGGAAAATCAAGAACGATGATCTGAATGACAAGGACGCCTACGAGTTCCTCAAATCTGCCTTTACCGCCTTCCACTCGGCAATGGCAACAGACGCTTCCATCTATGTATTTTACGCAACAGCAAAAGCCCGCATCTTTCATGACGCTTATGAGGATGCGGGCTTTAAAGTTGGTGCGGGCTTGGTGTGGAAGAAAGACCGCCTCGTGCTCACACGTACGGATTGGAAGTACATTCACGAGCCGATCATCTGGGGATGGAGGAAGGATGGACGGCACAGATGGTATGGCGATCAGAAGCAGACCACTGTCTTTGCATTTGACCGTATCAAGGACTCGAAGAAGGACGGCTGCGGTCATCCGTCCTCGAAGCCCGTGCCGCTTATCGCGTATCTCGTCAAGCAGTGTACGCAGACGAACGGTATCGTTCTTGACGGCTTTCTCGGCTCGGCATCAACGCTCATCGCCTGTGAGCAGTTGAACCGTATCTGCTACGGCGTGGAGCTTGAGCCGAAATTCGTGGATGTCGCTGTCGAGCGGTACATTCAGAGCAAAGGCGGGAATGCCGAAGATGTGTTTTTGGAACGTGACGGTGAGCGCATTCCGTATGCGGACATGCCGAAATCGAAGGAGGAATCTTGATGCGTGTGTTTTTGAATCCGGGTCATGCCCCGGACGGAAATCCCGACCCCGGCGCCTGCGGCTACGGACTGCGGGAATGTGATGTGGCGAAGAGTGTCGCTGACCTTGTTGCTGGTTATCTCACTACCGCAGGTGTGGAGGTGGGCGGCTGTCTGCAATCTGATAGCCTCCATGAAGTTGTCTCCGCTTCCAACCGCAGCGATGCGGACGTATTCATCTCCATCCACTGCAACGCCTGTAATGGCAGTGCGAACGGAACGGAGGTATGGCACTTCTACGGAAGCGGCGAAGGGGAGAAGCTGGCACAGTGCATCCAGAATCAGATCGTGGATGCGATCGGAACTGTGGATCGCGGCGTGAAGGGCGCAAAGCCCGGTGTTAACGGTCTGTACGTTCTTAGCAACACCGATGCGGTCGCCATACTTGTGGAGCTTGCGTTTATCGACCATGCGGGTGATGCACAGTTGCTCCGCAGTCGGCAGGATGAATTCGCGCGTGCGATTGCACGCGGAGTAACGGACTATGAAGGAGAGTGCTGAAGATGAAACTGGAACACATTCAAAATGAGTTGAAGAATCATGTGGGGGATTTCGTGCGGACGGAGGCAAAGGAAGCGACCGTTCTTTGGCTGCACGAGAAAGGACTCCCGGCGGCGTGTGAAGTATCGGCGGCGTATACGGCGGCACTTCGCGAGAGTGCCGAGAAGGAAACGGGATGGTGCAGATTCCGCGACCGCATCTTCTTGCCGCTTGTCATCGACGGGGCAATCTGGATGACGGGCAAGATGCTTGAGCGCATGACTTCCCCTCATTCTGTGAAATGATGACGCTCGGGAGTTTGTTTGACGGGAGTGGAGGATTCACACTCGGTGCTGTTCTTGCGGGGATTACACCAAAGTGGGCATCGGAGGTTGAGCCGTTCCCGATTCGCGTCACCACGAAGCGGCTTCCCTCCGTCAAACATCTTGGAGACATTCATAACATCCGAGGAGACAAAATAGAGCCTGTGGACATTATCACGTTCGGTTCGCCCTGTACGAATCTCAGCATCGCAGGACGGCGGGAAGGTCTGCATGGGCAGGAGTCCATACTGTTCTTCGAGGCTATTCGTATCGTTCGGGAAATGAGGAGGGGGACGGATGGGAAATATCCGAGATTCATCGTGTGGGAAAACGTCGCGGGAGCATCCTCGAGTTCCGGGGGGCGGGACTTCCAATCTGTCCTTACGGAGATTGTCCGCATCAAAGAGCCGGAAGCACCCGAGGTGCCTTTGCCTCAAAAGGGTGGATGGGCATACGCCGACATTCTTCTGGGAGACGGATGGAGCATTGCTTACCGGCTCATGGACGCACAGGGCTGGGGAGTTCCACAGCGTCGGCGCAGAATCTTCCTTGTCGCAGATTTTGGAGGATCGTGTGCCGGACAAATACTATTTGACACCGAAAGCGTGCGTGGGGATCTTGCGCCGTGCTTCGCTTCGTGGCAAGGCACTGCCCGAAAGTTTGCGGATGGCGCTGGAACGCCAAGCGGGCGGATAAGTGCAGGTTTCTGTACCGAGCATTCCGCACAGAGCCGCAGCATCGGCTATGCGGAGGAGAAATCTCCGACGCTGCGTGCCGAAACCGTTCCCGCCGTATTCGAGTCACACGG